CACTTTATCAGCTTGTCGCCTACAACACCAAAATGTGATCGACATGAATCCATAACCTCGAACCAGGTACGGGGAAGTAACTCCCGCACAAGCTCCGTTGCTATGGAGTCGCTTGCAGACGAGAGGTCAACAGTAGCAAGAGTTCCGAGGGTACTACCCTCTTTGCTCAAACTACCGTTAATACTCTGGTCCCGCAAGTTCACATTTTCGAAGGATAATCTTCTTTCAATGCAGTCGCCGAGACCCTTCTGGAACCAAAGGTTCAAGCCGGGTTCTATAGCGATTACACGATCGATAGATGAGTCCTTCGGGACAGTGACAACTTTGTTTCCAACGTGGAACCTCAAAGGGAAACTCGGCCCAAATTGGGTCGGGTCCGTCCTATGAATAATTTCACGGAGCCACATCGGGTAAGCCGTCCCGAATAGGCTTAAAGGAAGCAAAGCGTACAGATCTCGCGTTATTCCAACTTCATGTTGGAACTTCTTAGTAGCCGTAGCACGACGTCTGCTTAACGCAACCGTCGCACCAGGGCCCCAAGAGCATCGTTGAATCCATTCATCGGGATTAAACCGGCCGAGTATCTTGGCGATTTTACGCTTCACTGCATCATGCAATGAAGCGAGATGACCTTTAAAGGGGTCATCTCGTCCAAAATACAATGACCGATTCGTCCGCCGGCAAGTCTCTTCAAAGAAGAAGAACTTCTTATAAGCTGCTGTTTCCTTATCGACGGAAAGACTCAAAGAGTCAAACTTAGATAAGTACTTGGTGGCTAAATAAGAAGACCGGGCATCATCTACACTATTATAGTGCAGAGGATTGAACTCGATTGCCGCAAGTTGATCATGTTCTTTATTCTTGAACATTAACCAACAGGCAAGCGATCGTGGACAATCCAGAGATCGATAATAAGATTCAACTGCTCGGGCAGTAAGCTCCGAGTTCACGCGAAATGTCCGAGCCAAATCAATGACTCGGGAACCACGCTTCTTAAAAGACATGGAAACCTCCAGAGTGGAACTTCGGTTAAATCCGGCTCATTACGAGCCGAATACTGGCTCCAACTTCGTCAAGATAGTGAATAACGGCGACACCGTCGAATCCGTCGGTGTACCGTCACTTGCTGTCACTGTCGAACAATGGAGACTCCGATAGAGGCTGAAGAGAACTTTACGTTCCGCTTCAGTACCCCGTTCGGGGAAGAACCACTCCGTGATGACGGCATTCTCGTACGCTTTAGACGGGGCCGGCTGTATGCCGGTACTCGTCGTGGGCGCCGTAGTAGCCAGCGTCGGGAGGACAAGCTTTACTGTGATACGCGTCAACCGACTCTCGCGAGTCGGTTTCCGAATACCAACAGTGAGCCTGGGGAAGCCGACCTCTATACCAGAGGCACGGTCTACCCATCGCTGAACACCGGGAGCTGCAAGCCCATCGGGGCTAAACGTTGTGTCGATACCAACCGTAGCCGAGGTAGACAACAAAGTCTGCGCATCGGCGAGGATGGTACTGGCACTAATGGCTGCTATCGCAGGCATGTACTTTCCTTTGAAAAAGAGAAATGGAGTTGACCTCTACTTTACCTCCCGAAGGCGGCTCTAGCCAACGCAAGCGCATTTAAGGCATGGGTAGTACTCCACGGGCTTTTAAACGCAGGTTTATTTGGCGAGGGAAAGCTTGTAAGCTTATCTCGATTCAAAACGATGCGTTCCCGTGCGTAACTCCCGTAAACCGAAATGTCCTGCCAAGGACTATAAGGCGCGTAGGTGCCGGTAAAGTTAACAACTCCGATGTAGTTCTGTCGGGTGAAGGAAGTCTTACAACCGTCAACGAAAACTAAGCCGTCGAAAGACGACAGCGTTTGTAACCAGTTGCCGATTGGAAGAAACCAGTCTAGGACAAAACTGTATGGAAGCACTTCCCAGATGAGATTTACTGGGTTTGTGAACCCTGTCTGGGCTAAAAAGGCCTTCAGGCGTGAATCAATTTGGTAACGCAACATTATCCGAACGCGAGTCGTAGTCCTCGTTTCCGAAGACCCGACCGTTGTAAGGTGTATTGCGTCATCCATGATTGGAGCCCGAAGAATCGTTTCCTTCTTAGCAGAGGCAGAAACAGTGCGCGTGATGTGCTCACCGAGCTGATAAAAGCTCGCTAAGCTCCTCATAGCTCCATCGATATCCATGAGCAAAGGCTTCCATCCATATTGGAGCTCTAGCCAATTGTTGGCCAGAGAACCAGTGAATGAAGGCGATGCACTACGATATCTGGGACTACGAGCAGAACCACTCCATAGTGCTTCGATAGCTTCGCCAAACCTTTTCCGGCGTAAAGCCGTCATTGATTTAGCAATGCGTCTAGCACTAGATTCGATTAATCGAGCCGTATAGCCAAGTTGCGCAGCGTCCTGGGCAAGATTGCCCTCGATAGCTGAATTCATCCTGTCTATAAGTCTCTGGAGAGCCAGATTTGTCACCACACTATCGTGTGATGGCGTACCTGGATCACTCGTTAAGATTCCAAACATGCTACTCCAACCTCGCAGGTAAGCTTGTGAAAGGCCCGGATTGACTTTGTCATTCAGGACCCACACAAACGACCCATCGTAGTTGGATTGCACGTCTACGTAGTGATTATTCACCGGTAGATAGCGACGTTTAAGCGACTTAAAGCCTGGGGTAACGGTTCCACTCCAAACCCTCCTATACTGGAGAGAAGGCTCAGATGTATTTGTAAACACATCTGGCCC